CTACTCAACCCTGTTTGAATGGAGGAAGTTGTCACAGTCAACCGTCTGGATATACTTGTTTGTGTCCATCGGGATACACGGGTACAACATGTTCTACAAGTATGTTTGGTACAGACACATCGATGGGTTCGTCTCTAGGTGAACGATGTTCCCCTGGATTTTGTGAAAATCAAAATGATTGCCCGCAATGTCAAGCGGGATTGACGTGTCATGTTCCCCTGGATCTTCTGTGTGCGGGTACTTGTTATGGAACGTGTAGGAGCCAAGAACCGATTCCCATTGTCGATCCGTTACCAGTCACAACTCAAATACCGGCGACGTGTCTTGTTTGGTATGATGGATGCAATACATGTCAAGTTCTCAATGGACAATCCGTGGGGTGTACTCGAAGAATGTGTTTTACCCAAGGGACTCCTGTGTGTCAAAGATACAATCATCACCGTCGATTACTAACGAATAGGACTCTAAATCAGACAAATCAATCTGTATGATAAACGATTGATTTCAAAAGTGTAGTATGATGTAGTTTCTCTACGGGATATACGTCTTCATAAATTTGAAGAAGTAATTTCATTGTTTTTTTTCTAATTTTATGGGTATCTACATACATCTGAAAAAGAGACGAGTCACCTGAATGTAGGTACTGTTTGATTTGACTGTACAGATCATCTATGTCAACTTTTCTGTGTAGTTTCGATAAATACACATGAATCATGGATTTGCTAATGTACCGTGTATAGTTTATTTTATCATACCCGTAGTGTAACAACAGTCTGTGAGGATACGTAAAACTATACAGTATGTTTTCTTTTTGTAAATCGGGATGTAATTTGGTTGGTTCCGAATCAATATAAGATTTGTATTGTTTGTATTTATCCACTACGGACAGTTTATCCCAATGGTCAATCAAATGTAATCCAATCAAAGAATACTCTCCGGGGTTTCTATCATAATCTGTTAACGTATATTGTTTTGTTTTGGGATGATTTAAAAAAGACAAGGAATCATCATAACTATCATCGGTTTGTTTTTCAGTCGAGTGTGAATTATGGAGAATCGAATGTAAATTAAACTCATACAAATTGAGTTGATCAATGTACATTTGTTGGGTTGGGTAATCGATCACTTCTTTCAAAATATCGATACATTGATCCAAGGTATACTGAAGAGTTAAAACAAGATGTCGTTTCATAAATTTACTTAGTTTTGACTGAATATGAAGAGTATCTACGATTACAATAATTTTGATCGAACTACTTGTATCCAGTTTAGACAAATCTAACTCACTTAGATAATAAACCACTAGTTTCTTTTTTTTCTTTTGATACATAATACTGATACCTTGATTATCATAGTCTTTGATTTTGTCAGGTTTACATTCAATCAAATCAAACTGTTGAGAAAGTTCATCGACAAAATATCTTTTACCACAGCCTTTGTGATTTCCTTTGACAAACAATACTTTGGAGGATGATATCCAACGATCGATTGTGGATTGATGAGTTTGAATGAGAGATACCATTCTGTTTATTTAAAATATCTCGACTATGTTTAAATAGACAATGGAACTATTGAAAACATGGATACACTATAATCGAGGAAACGTCAAACAAGCCTTGATTCCTTTTGTCAAACCCAATTTACTCGATGCATTTGATCATAAATTGTCTACTGATTTGTATTTGAACGACTCTGTATTAACGATTCATAAATCTACCTTGGAAACACATCAAGGTATAATTGTGTATTTAGGATCTCGTGTCTGTATTTGTAAACGAGGAAACAAATCGTGTGTGTATGTAGATCCCTCGGATGTTTATTTTTTCATCAAACGGTCGAAACAACGAAACAATGATCGAATCTTTTATGAACAATTACTCAAAATTATGTAGATACATAAAGGTTGCTTTATACACACATTCATAGACAATGGATAATTTACAAGATTATTATTTACGCATACGAACCATTCAAACATCTGCGGTTCGTATCTTAGTTGAAGCGTTAAAAGAAATATTAACTGATACCAATATCGTATTCGATGAAACGGGAATCAAAATTATCACAACCGATTCTACGAAAACGGTTCTGATTCATATGAAATTGGATCGTGATAAGTTTGAAGATTATCATTGTGAAAAGAAGATGGTGTGTGGCATCAGTATGCTGAATTTACACAAATTAATCAAAACCATTCAAAATACAGATACCTTGACACTGTTTATCAAGAAAAACAATACCAATCGATTAGGTATTCGAATCAACAACGCAGAAAAGAAAACGCAAACAACCTATGAGCTAAATTTGTTGGATATACCCGATGATGGATTACAGATTCCCCCTGTAGAATTTGATACAGAATTAACCTTTCCATCGAATGATTTCCAAAAAATCATTCGTGATATGATCAATATCGGAGAGATAATAGAAATTGAAAGTCAACCGAAAAAGATTTTGAAACTGACATGTTCAGGTGATTTTGCCACACAAGAAACTCTCTTAAGTGAATCTGACAGTGATCCAGACAATTGTATTGTATTTACCAACAATCGTGATGAATTAATTCAAGGCAGATTTTCCTTGAAATATTTGATTTTGTTTACCAAATGTACAAATTTGTGTCAACAAATTCAGATGTATATTAAAAATGATTATCCGTTGATTATTCAATATTCAGTTGCCTCGTTAGGTTCCATTAAATTGTGTTTGGCTCCGAATGTGGAAGAATCCTGAGATTAAAATACATATAAAATATGATTGAACTTATAAATGATTCAAGATAGTCGAAGTTCGAAAGAATTCAAACAAAAGACATTTTCTGGATACAAAAAATCAGATGTGATTCAAGCTTTCAAAAAGTCGATAGATTCTAAAGAAATTGAACCTGCATTGAATTGGTTGTTGGAGGGTATTTTATCTGGATACAGTTGTGAATTGTGGAGTTATCTATCCCTGTATTCTTCCAGTACAATTCATATCAATAATCCTTTGTTGTTTGACTATCATATCCAACAATCCCGGTTGTTTAAAAAAGTAACTCAAGGGTTGTCTAAAGATCAACAAATTAGCTTACGAAATGATCAAACTGTGATCAATCTATTGATATGTTTTACAATACTGTGTATTCAAACACCGTTACATGTCAAATATACAAACCCTAAAATCAAACGCGATGATTTTTTGTTAGTGAATTTACAAAGTAATTTACAATCTCCAATGTCTATTTTACCTGATGATATTGTGAATGTGAATGAACCCCCTGAATTAAAACTAGCGATGAATGAAATCTACTTTCATTTACAAAGTCGGGTGAATGCGTATGACAAAATACAATATTGGATTTATTGGATCTTAGAATGGGAAAAAATCAATCGTAAACATAAGATTTATTGGACTTTGAATGTACGACAAGTTCCTGTGATGGATCGATACAAATCCGATGTAGTTTGGATTCTATGGAATACTGTGTTTGCGTATGTCAAACGTAAATCCATTCATAGTTCGGTTGAGAAACTGTTTCATTTGTATTGTGATGGATTTGATAAATCAAAACGAATGAAACGATTACCTTATTTGTTGCATGCAATTATCTTGTGTAATGTAAAACCAAAACCTATTGAATTGACTTCGAATCTAAGTCAAATCATCCAAGCACAATGCAATTATCATTCGATTATTGAATCAAAGAAAATGTACGAAAAACGTGATACACAACTACCTAGTGTGACTCATAAACCCATACGAGATACAAAATCTACAAAATCTACAAAATCTACCGTTCGTGTGGAAGAAGAAAAAACAAAACAAAAATTAATGGAATTCAATGAAATTGACCGTTTATTGTTTAGCGAAATAAATAACTAATCCAATTGCAAATAAGATAACGAGTGTCAAAAAAACCCACAACCAAATCGAGTTATCTGAGTTGACTTTAGTTGGGGTCGGAGTCGGAGTATGACACGTATGTAAGTCACAACAACTTCGTAAATGAGTGGGATCATCTTCACATCCAGGAGACAATGGATCTAAACTAATGTACCGTTTGTTACAATTTGCATAACCACCCATACCCGATGGAAAGTCACATATCGTTTTGCCTTTGTATCTACCCGAGTTCATTTGTTTTCCTTTACAAGAGACACAATTTGCCATAGTTACTTTACTAAATAAATTTTTTTTGATTGAATCATAGACTTTGACACGTTTCAAATTTATTTAAACTTTGTATCCAATAAACATTGTAAAATGAAACGTACGATCCAAAGAATCGCCAACAAAGATATGAAAACATGTGAAGGATTACAAGATATTTATGTTGATTTCCAAGAATCAGATATACGAAATGCTCGAGCATTGATTATGGGTCCTTCGGGTACCTGTTATGAAAACGCCATTCTTTTGTTTCGAATTCGCTTTCCCAATGATTATCCATTTTCACCTCCTCAAGTAGAATACGTCCCTTTCAATTCTATTCGGATCCACCCCAATTTGTATGCCAATGGAAAAGTTTGTTTGTCTTTTTTGGGAACCTGGAGTGGTCCTCCTTGGACATCGATTATGGATTTATCCTCAATTTTGTTGTCGATTCAATCGTTGTTGAATGAGAATCCATTGAGAAATGAACCTGGATATGAAAAAACAAAAGGAACTGTGAATCGTAATTACAATCAAGTGATTCAATACAACACAATTGATAATTTGATCATAGATGCGTATCATAAATTACCTGAAGATTGTTTAGTGTTCAAAGAAACAATACGACGTCATTTAATTCAAAACAATGCTATGATTTTGAAATCAATTCAATCCAAACTATCTATCAAAAAGAAAATACAATTAGGTATCTATCGAATCAATTGTATGATAGATTACCAATTGTTGTTAGATAAATATATAGAATTTTCTGAATCATTAACGTCCCACACCGAATCCGATAAAGAAAGCGATTAAAACAAGAAAAAATCCAATCAATCCAAGGATCACCATTTCATGTTGATCGAAAAAACTGGGAGTAGGAGTGACTGTTTGGATACTTTGTGTGGGTGTGGGTGTCTTTTTACCATGTCTTTTCTTGTGATGATTTGGCATATATATAGAAATAGAAAATAAATTTGAAATAATCTACTTATCTATGAAAAACCGCCATGATATTAGTTATTGTCGAATCACCCACCAAAGCAAAGAAAATTCAAACCTATTTAGGATCCAAGTATGTTGTTTTATCCTCTCAAGGTCATATTGTTGAATTAGACACAAAACGATTGAATTCTATGATAAGTTCTGGTTTTCAACCGATTTACAAACTTCAATCATCTAAAAAACGGGTCATTCAACAACTCAAATCTGTCAAACACAGTCAAGTGATTTTAGCAGCCGATGATGATCGAGAAGGCGATGCAATCGCTTGGCATTGTGGTAATTTATTGAAAGTTGATTTCAATCAATCGAATCGAATTGTATTCAATGAAATATCTAAACGATCTATCCAAAAAGCATTTCAGAATCCGACTCAGATCAATTTACATTCCGTGAATTCACAACGATGTCGTCAATTACTTGATTTGATCATAGGATTTAAATTGTCTCCCTTATTATGGAAACATATTGATACCCATGTTCGAGGATTATCTGCGGGAAGAGTTCAAAGTTGTTTACTACGAATGATACAAGACCATGAAACCAAAATTACAACCTTTCAATCTCAATCGACCTATGTGGTTCAAGGAATCTTTTCCATAAATGAGACTGAGTTTCCTTGTCTCTATGTGTCGAAAGAAACAGAGTTATCAGATTCTAGGATAGACACATTGTTTCAAACATTTCATCAAAATCGTGTGTTTACCATTACCAATCGAAAACAAAAACGAGTTCTAACGTATCCACCGAATCCTTTGATCACAAGTTCTTTACAACAACTAGCTCAAAAAGAATGTGGATTTTCGGTTCAACAAACAATGCAAATCGCTCAAAAATTGTATGAAAATGGAAAAATTACGTATATGAGAACAGATTCGACCAATCTATCCAAAGATTTTGTCGTATCGTTGAAACGGCATATCGACACAACCTATGGAAACGAATACTATCAAACATCGAAGAACAAAGTTGTGAAAGGGGCTCAAGAAGCTCACGAGGCAATTCGTCCGACAAATTTGGAACACAAGTTAAGTGATGGATATCAACCTTGTGACAAACGATTGTATGATTTGATACGTAAAATTACGATTCAATCGCATATGAAACCTGCTAACTATGATCAATATACATACACATTACAGAATGACAAAGTCTCAGGAATGTTTCAAGGGTCTCATAAATTTCTCCAGTTTGCAGGATATCTTAATTACAAAGACACTCGAGAGATAGAAACGAGTACACCCTTTGAAATATCGGACGAAGGTCATTTACAAACAGCGGAAGGCTATTCCAAACAAACAAAACCTCCTTCGTATTGGAATGAATCAGCGATTGTAAAACAATTAGAATCTTCGGGTGTGGGTAGACCTTCTACGTATGCATCGATTCTCAATACATTGTATTCTCGTAGTTATACGGAAATGGTGGATATACCCGAAGTGAAACGGGAGATACCTCAAAAAGAATTACGTATCGATGGAACCATTCAACAAACGACTCGTATTGAGACGTTACCCAAACAAACCAAACGAGTCAAAATGACAAAACTGGGACAAGTTGTTCTAGAGTACTTACTCACTCATTTTCCGACCATGATTCATGTAGAATTTACAAGTCGTGTGGAAAGTGATTTGGATAAAGTATCTCAAGGGACTCTGGATTGGGTCCGTGTAATTCAAAAAATTTATGATACGTTTATGCCGATTGTGAAATCACAAATGAGTTTCAAAAAACGAGACAGCTCATCGATCCATGGATATCAATTGAAACAAGGACCGTATGGAGACTATATCCATGATCCAGAAACAAATCAAAATTACAAACTATCCTATTATCTAAGTTATCATAACAAGAAAACAAATCAATTGACAGAGGAAGATATTCAAAAGGTTGTCAGTTATCCTATATCAATTGGAATGTACAAAAAGACTCCGATTGAGGTTAAATTAAATTCTCGAGGTCATTACTTTCAATATAAGTCACGATATTTCAATGTATCTTCAGATCACCCGGATATTCAAGAATGCATTCGATTGATTGAATCTGATCAAAAATAATATCTAGTCTATAGTATAGAAAGAATGAATACAGGAACCGCCATTCTTATAGTAATTCTTGTGATTGGATTACTTGCCGGAGTAATAATAGGACTTTATTTTGCGTTTAGATCAACAACGCCTGCATCTTGTGATACTTTTACAACTCAATCAAAATGTCCGGACCGTTGTACATGGAAAGATGATTCTTGTATTACTCCTTGTAGTACGTACACAACCCAATCGAAATGCCCAGACCGTTGCTCATGGAAAGATGATTCTTGCGTTACACCCACACAACCTACACCTACACCTACACCTACACCGGGGCCGAAATATTGTGGAATGAAATGTAAAACTTCTACAGATTGTCCCAGTGGTTGTGGTCAATGTTTGAAAGGTATTTGTAACACAAGTCAATCAGTCCCTTGTAAAGACTATTCTTGCCCTACTGGATACAAATTGATTTCGGGTGCATTGTGTCCCAATAATCCCTCCAGTTGTAGTCAAGATACTTGTTGTCAAAAAACTACACCTTCACCAACTTCCAAATCATCAACTCCTAAACCAACGAAACCGAGTCCTCCTAGATGTTTAGACAACCATGATCCGGGTACAGGGAAAAAATACAATTTCTGTTCTCAATGGTGTAACAAAGGAGGTGGAGGTGGAAGTAATTGGGGTTGCGGAATTGCATCCTACAAAAGGTACACTTGTAGTTGTGCCGGTTGTAACGGATGCAAATCTTAGTTTTTCTTTGTATCACTTGGATTATATCGTAAAAACCATGTTTCAAATTCTTGAGAATTTTTTTTATGTTTCAATTCATTGAATTTTTGATTTCGTAACAAGATAATGGATTCAAATGTAGCTTGGTTTCCATAACACGATAAACTATAATTTTTCAACAACCCTTTGTTTTTCAATCGATTGTCTTTGTAAATAGTAAGTAGATACTCACACAAACAAAGTAAATTCGACTCATCAAAATACGTTTGTTTCGAATACACAAACAACAAATACATTGACAAGATAGTGTAAATTGTCGCAATTTTAAGTTTGTTTTTCCCGAGTCTATGAATATTGTAACTGTAACACGCATTGGTTTGGAAGAGTCTGGCATACAAAACTCCTTCATGATACACTAGTAAATGATCCGGCATGTATTTACTTTGACTTGATTTTGTACGAATGGTTAGATTTGGATTGGCATTCATTAGTTCGTACTGAATTGAATCTAAGTCATCTACAAACGCATCCATTGTGTATTGTTGTTTCATTCGTTTGTCATATTTACGATATAGATTCAAAGCGTATCCTCCAAAAAAGCACACTCCATAATCAATCAATACAGTTTGAATTGATTTGTAGATTTGATCGATCGATGTGTTTTTCTCTATATCGGTATCAGTAGAACGACAATCCGCGTTCAACGGACGGTATTTGTTAAGTAATTGTAATCGATTGTATACCTTTTCCCAACGAGACACATCTCCATCGGGTCGAGATAATTCTAAGTAAATAGACATTCGTAAAAAGTTCGGTGGAGCATAATGAATATCACCGATTGTGATTCGTGTTTGTTTCAATGTTTTGAAAAGAGCGGATTCCATTTGAGTGATATCAGCTATTTGTAAAAAATTAACATACACTTTGTAAGTTCCTTCGTGTAATCCACTTTTCGCTTCTACATTTTCATAGCCTTCTTTGAAATACAAATCCGCTAATCGTTTTGCATCTTGAATCGCATTTTTGGAAAAAAAGTCATAATCCGGTAGTTGATTGTTTTTATCATAAAATTGTTTGGAAGGAGGGAGAATGTTGTTCACCGCCATTCCTCCATAACACAAGAAATCACCTTGTTTCAAAAAGGTTTCTAAAATACGAATGATATCGAGAGTTGTAGGTGATCTCAATATATGTTTATCTTTACTTTCTTTCACATCTACCGCTTTTCGTAAAAAGGTCAACTCTTTTTGGTATATACTTTTCTTTTTACCCATTCTATTACTACTACAAATAAATTATTTAAGACATATAGTCTAAGTTATATATATACTATCATGAATACTCAAAATTTAAAAGATTACCTTATGAAAAAACGGGAACCGGAAGAAAATAAAAAACAAACTCCCCAAAAAAAGTTGAAACGCGAGATGAAATCCTCATTCAATCCGAATCAACATTTATCAAGTTTGTTTGATCGGTTAGATGAAGAATCCGATCGTATTTATTATCAACCGTGGAACCGTTTAGAAAAAGGAGTCAAATTAGACAGATTACTCAACTATGTGACTCGTTTGAAAACAGACGAGTGGACCTCTGACATTGAAACAAACAATCGAAATTTTATCGAATCTTTGTATCATAAACAAGAATTTAATAAACTATCTGATGTAACCTATGATAGTGAACGAGGAGAAATTGATCAGTTAACCAAAGTGATATACAACGAGAAAACATGTTTACTTGAACTTAAGTAATCATGGGTGCTTTGATACGATCTTGACATGTGTATCCTTCGATTGAAAATTTGTCTTCGGAAACATCCTCTAAGGATTCAATAGGTTGCATGGTCAATGTGGGAAACTTAACCGGATATCGTTGGATTTGCATTGTCACCGCATCAATATGACTTTGGTAAATATGTGCATCGCCTAGAATGTGATGAAACATTCTGGGTTTGTATCCCGTCAACGCACCCACAATATGTAACAAAAAACTGTACGAAGATATATTGAAAGGTACACCTAAAAACATATCTCCTGAACGCTGATACATTTGAGCATCAATGTACTCTTTCTCAACATAAAATTGAACCATAACGTGACAGGGAGGCAAAGCCATATTGGGTATGTCAACTGGATTCCAAGCCGACAGAACCAGTCTTCGACTTTGAGGATTTCGTTTGATTTCATCAATAATCCATTGTAATTGATCAACTCCTTGGCTTTTGTACGAGGAATCACAACCGTTGTATTGCGCTCCAAAATGTCTCCATTGAAATCCATAAATAGGTCCCAAATCACCCAGTTTGTATTCACTTCGTGTGTGATACTCCTCCGCATTTTGTGTCCAAATAGAAACTTTGTTGTCAATCAACTCTTGGTTATTTGTAGACCCTTGGATAAACCAAATCAATTCTCGTAAAATCGTTTTCCAACCCATACGTTTGGTAGTCAATAAAGGAAATCCATTTCGTAAATCAAACGTAAGTTTCAATCCAAATTGTGACATGACAGGTCCGTTTCTCGAGGGAGTTTCGGGTAGAGTCAAAATATGTTTCATCGAATGTAAATACTCTTGTTCTTCAGGGTTTACCGTTCGAATATTTTGCAAGGTGATAAATTTGTACTCAATTTGTTTATGAATCCAATCACCGAGTCCAGAATCTTTGATCAACCCTGTCGTTTGAGACTGTTGACATTCGATGATTTTGAATTGAGAATGATCTGGTTTGAAACGAACTGCTTGTTTGGAATTTACATGAGATCCTAGAACCAAGGTTTCATATATTTTGGCTATTTTATCTTCATGATTCACCATACATTCATAATAGATAGAGGCACCTCCAATCATAAATACATACCCCCATTGACTTTTGTTTTGTTTATACCATTCAAAAAAATTGTCTAAACTTATAAAGGCTTGTCCCAAGGAAAATTCTAAATAATGATTTTTAGTTATAACAATGTTGTGACGGTTAGGTAACGGCTTTTTTCCTAAACTAACCCATGTATTGTATCCCATAACCAGTATATTTTGTTTTTCAGTATACGAAAAACAAGTGATTTCTTTGAATCGTTTTAAATCTTCTTTGAAACGAATTGCCAAATCTCCTTGAACTCCAATAACATTGTCTTCATCACGACAATAGATGAGGTGAATCATGCTAGTTTTCTGTATATTCGCTGATACGCTTTATGTACTATTTTTTTATCTATGATACACAATAGATGAATATTTATGATAACATTGAGTGTATCTATTATATTAATTTAGAATCCCGTGTAGACCGAAACAACTATATTCAAGGTCATTTAAAAGAGCATTTTCCGGATAAAACGATACAACGATTTGAAGCTTTAGATCGATCCATTCCACGAAACTATCCATTCGTAGAAGACAAATGTAACGGAGCAACTATTGTATCGACTCATCCAGGAATCGTGGGATGTTATGCCTCTCATTTATGTTTATTGAAAACATTAGATCATAAATACAAATTTGATTCACGGGGTAAATTTGTACTTATTTTTGAAGATGATACGTACATGGAACCCGAATTCATAGATAAATTGAAAGAACCTTTTACACTTGATACATGGAATATCTTACTCGGTATTAATCCCAATTGTAACATCAATCGAGATCAAATCAATCCTTTAGATTTGTACAAAAAAGACAAACATATATTTGGAACGAATGTCGTAATTTACAATCTAGACAACATTCATGATATTTACAAAAAAGTATTGTCGATACCGAAATTAAAAGACTATGATTTTATGTTAAAAGAAAACATACCCGATATTTATTTTTTTGATACAAACTACATCAAAGAGAATGAAGAGGTTAGAGTAAGCGATGTTCGACTGAAAGGAGAAGGAGGACCCAGAAACATAAAAGAAATGTTGCGCTTCATTCGTTAAATTGTAATGTTGATATGCAAGGCTCCTATCATAGTAGTGATAACATAAAAGATACCAACTAAAATAGTGATTTGAACGAATGGATTTGAGTAATTGATATTGTAAAAAAATCGAGCAATACTTTTCAAGAAATTAAGAATCGATTGAAATAGATTCGTAAACCATACTTCGGCCTTTTCTTCATCAATTCTATATTGTTCATCTAAGGCGATGGCACTCGATTCATCAAGGGATTC